CAACATCCAACTGCTCAACAAGAACGAACAGAGACGGTTGTTTTATCGTCATAACGTCGAAGGTTTATTGCGAGGTAGCGCAAAGGATAGAGGCGAATTTTATAAACTACTCTGGAATGTCGGGGCCATATCGATAAATGAAATACGGGATAAGGAGAACATGGACCCCATAAAAGGCGGGGATGAATACTTTGTCCCAATGAATATGATCCCTTTAAGCCGGGCGCTTGAGGAACCCAAAGAACAAAAAGCGCTGCCCTTTACCCCGATAGAGGAGAAAGGGAACGGCAACGGGAAAGCCATAATAACAGGAGGTAGAAATGATAGTCCTGCGATCAGCACCAAAACGAATGCTTAACAGAAAAGACTGGGTGGATAACAAGACAAAAGGGGAAGCCACTGTCTATTTATACGATGAAATAAGTTGGTGGGGAATCGAGGCGCAACCCTTTGTAGAGGAATTAAACGCGTTGGATGTTGATACTATCCACCTGAGAATTGACTCACCCGGCGGGGATGTCTTTGCGGCAAGGGCAATTCATACGGCCATAAAACAGCATAAGGCTAAAGTTATTGCCCATATAGATGGCCTGGCTGCCTCTGCCGCTTCTTTTATCTCAATGGCGGCAGATGAAATAGAGATAGTCGAAGGCGGGTTTCTGATGATTCATAAGGCCGTCAGTTTCTTTGATATTCTCGGCTATTACAATGATGACAACCTTTCTGAACTCGTCGAGACCATCACAAAAGAGCGTGGCATCTTGAACAAAGTTGATGATTCAATAGCCACCGATTTCGTCAAGAGAACCGGGATCGATAAAAAAGAAGTCCTCGCAATGATGAAAGATGAAACGTGGCTCACATCCGATGAATCCCTGAAAATGGGGTTTGTTGACAGGATATATGAAGGCGAAAAGGTAGAAAACAGGCACGATCTCTCTATCTATTCCAACGTGCCAGAGAGTTTAAAGAAATCCGAAGAAACATTAACAAAGCGGGATATTGAGCGGGCCTTACGGGACGTGGGACTGTCTCAAGCCCAGGCAAAAGCCATTCTCGCGGAAGGGTGGAAGGAGGAACAACGGGACGTTGAACCACCTGAACCCCAGACAGCACCGGAACCGGAACAACGGGACGTTGAACCCCCGGCACAGAATGACCGAGCGGCGGCACTTCTCGCGAAGGCAGAAATTTACTTAGTCAAATCAAATACAAACTACAAAGGAGCAGAAAATGAAAACAATTTCACAGTATAAAGAAGATGTTTCCGCGTTAATGGAGAAATGCACGGCCATCGACGCGAAGGCGCAAAACGAGAGCCGGGATCTGAGCGAATCAGAACTGGCCCTCAAGAATGAGCTGCTTGACGCCATTGAGGACACCAACAAGATAGTTACAACCCTCGAACGTCAAGAGCGAATCCATAAGAATCTTTCCGTATCGGAAGATGAAACCCGCAAAAAGGCAAAAACTGTTACGGCAGTAAAGGACGGAAGGGAAGGCAAGGAGCGTTTTAGCTCCTTCGGACAGCAGCTTGTAGCCGTTGTTAACGCAAGCAGGAGAGGCGGCAGCGTCGATCCACGGCTTTTCAATGCGGCAGCTGATGGTTTGGCTTCTTCCGTACCCACAGACGGTGGCTTCCTCGTTCAACAGGATTTTGTTGATGGTCTCCTTCAGGACATGATCTCAACCGGAATTCTTGCCCCGAAGTGCCGTCAACAGCCGATTTCGTCAAATTCCAACAGCATCAAAATCAACGGGGTCGATGAGACTTCCCGAGCCTCTACTCGTTATGGCGGAATTAAAGGGTATTGGGCAGATGAAGCATCGGAAGCTACCAAAAGCAAACCGAAATTCCGTAAGATCGAATTGAACCTTCACAAGCTTATGGGGATTTGCTACGCGACTGACGAACTCCTGGCAGATGCCGCAGCACTGGAAGGTTTTATTCGGAACGCTTTCCCCTCAGAGTTTGCGTTTCTTGTCGATGACGCAATTATCAGGGGAACCGGCGCAGGTCAACCGCTTGGTATCCTGAATTCCGGGTGCCTTGTTACCGTAACGAAGGAAACCGGACAGGACGCGGATACCATCGTTGCGGAAAATGTCATCAAGATGTCGAGCCGGATTTTCGCTTCTAGCTATCTCAATGCCAACTGGTATGTCAATCAAATGTGCATGCCTCAGCTCTACACAATGAGCATTGCAGTAGGTACTGGTGGACAGCTTGTATTTATGCCTCCGGGCGGATTGAATCAGTCCCCCTACGGCACTCTTCTGGGTAGGCCTGTCATTCCGATAGAGCAGGCTTCGGCGCTTGGCGATGTCGGTGACATCATACTGGCAGACCTTAACGGCTACATACTGGCGCAGAAAGGCGGAGTGCAGGCAGACGTGTCGATCCATGTGGAATTTCTCACGGATCAGCAGGTATTCAGATTTATTCTGAGAATCGACGGACAGCCGGTTAGGGCATCGGCCCTGACGCCTTATAAGGGTGGAGCGGGCGCGACCCAGTCGCACTTTGTGGCCCTTGCCGCAAGATGAGGTTAACTATTAATTAACCGGAGGGGGCAACCCCTCCTAACCAAAAATAGAAGGAGGACTTAACATGTCTGGAAAAGGATTTAACATCGTGGAAGATGGGGCGATTGTAACCCTGTACTATCCAATAGATATCGACGATTTGGCCGGTGCAGACAGTCCGGTTATTGTGCTGATGAATAATTGGGCGCATGCCACCATTATTTACAGCATTGGCGTTGATCCGAGAGCAGCCGGGGTGGTCACCATTGAATCATGTGACGACACTACGCCGACCACGCCAACGGAGATCAACTTCCGATATTACCGCTATGAGACATCGCAGATTTTGGCAAATGGCGACGTTCATGGTGATCTTACCTGGACCACCACAGCAGCGGCAGGGCTCATTCCTGTAGCAGGCGGTGTCCCGTCGATGTACGTGATCGAACTGGATGCCGAAGAGCTGGTGCCGGGCGACATCGGTTTCCGTATGTGTATCGCTGACCCTGCGGCGGCTTCGGTTGGATCGGCCATTGCGATCCTGTCCGGTGCCCGTTATGCCGACAAGGGTACGACCAATATGGCGGTTGTGTAATTAACTAAAACCGGGGCGGTCTTCGGATCGCCCTGGTTGGAAATTTAAGGAGGACAAAACAAATGCCTAATTTCAATCAATCAACAAGAAACATGATGGAAGCTATGATCTTGGGTCTCCGGGTAACCAGGGCCACCGCGACGCTTCCCCAGAGTACCAACGGTAGCCTTTTTACCATAGCGGGCGGTGTTGTTCTGATGACAGGAATACTCGGAGAGGTCACTACTGCCATTGGTGCGGCTGACAATACCAAGCTGACCCATTATCCGACTGTAGCGACGGCCGGAGATACGGACATTTGCGGTACTGTTGATATCGACACATGCGATATCGGTGATATGCTGTCAATTACCGGAACACCGGCGGACGCCATGCTTGTCGCGCATAAAGGATCTGTACAGATGATGCAGTACAAGGGCGTAGTGTTGCAAGAGGGAACCCTTGATCTTGATTGCGACGCCAGCACGACAGGGGCTATCAAGTGGTCGCTGTGGTATATCCCGCTCGAACCCGGTGCCTATGTGACCGCAGCATAAGGGGGTGACTCATGACCGCAATGCTTGAAACGACGATACAGCGATGGAACGGACAGGACGGAGATCAGGTTACGATTACTGATGTCCGTGAAGGCTCTACCTTTCATGCCGTTGATACTGGACGGAAATACGTTTATCACAACGGCGGATGGGCAGAGGATTTGCGCGACATTTATGTCGCAGAACATGTTTAACACATAGGAGGATTTAATCATGTACGGAAAAACAGAAGCAGGAGTAGGAAAACCTGTGCTGGTAGATTCCAGCGGAAGGCTTATCACTAAAGCGGGATATGGGAAATACGCAGAGGCGGTACTTGAAGGCAATGTGTTTGTTGCCGCAAATCAGGCTGCGGTTGCTCTGACTGCCGCCTTTGCAACGACATACACGGGGCTTGTTGTAGAAAATCCGAGCGGATCGGGTAAAAATCTGATCATGCTTGAATTCGGCTATGCCACCACAGTGGCAACTCCGACAGCAACCGCCATCGGACTGATGACCGGGGTTGATGCTGGAGACGCCGCAGCAGCAATCGTGCCGAGAAACAGGCTAAAGGGAAGCACCAACACGTCTGCGGCGATTGTTGATAACGGCTGTACATTGACTGGAACTCCGGTTCTGGAGCAGATCAT